TGTCTCGCGTTCACCTGTTTCTGGGTATTATCAAAGAGATTCCTTAGTGCTATTGGGATCTATTCTTAGCCTTAAGAGGTAATCCTCGTGCCCCTTTGATATTATGTAAGCAATAGAACCACGAGGAACACCGCACACCGTTGCAATGTTATCCAATGTGATCCCGCGTTCTCTCAGAACAAAAGCCTTGTTGCACAGCTTCGGTGTGATCGGGCTGCTGGTCTCCTCCTCCGGCTCCAGGTTAGGGATGGGGTCGCCCTCGGCGTCCATCTGGGTGCCGTGCGGGTAGGACATCCAGCCATGCTTGATGGCGAATCGCACCAGGTGCTTGGCCTCGCGTAGGACTTGGGTCTGACTGATGCTGTATGGTGTTGTCATTTAGAAACTGGGTGATGGGTCGGAAAAGCGGCAGTATTGTCCATCGTAGTGTAGCTTGACGGTGCCGCATTCGCCGTCCCTTTGTTTGGCGATAATGATCGAAGCTTCGCCGTTTGCCTCTGTTCTGTCACGATTTAGAAGGGCCACCAGGTCACTATCGCGCTCTAGTTGTCCGCTGTCGGCCAGGTCTGAGAGCTTGGGTTGGCGGCCCTTTTCCTTCTCGGATTCCCGGTTTAACTGCGCCAAGGCGAGCATGGCCACGCCTGTCTGGACTGCGATGTCCTTGAGTTTGCCGCTGACCTCGGCCACCTCATAGGTGCGTTTCTCTGAGCGGTCGGCTGCCTTGACCTTCTGGATGTAGTCGACGATCACCAGTCGCACCTGGTGCTTTCTGACAGCCCTTCTGACGTGGGCGGTAATGCTAGAGATGCTGTGGCTGCTGGGTCCATCGAGGAACCATAGGGGGCTGTTAGCGATCTGAGCGGAGGCGGCGGTCATGGATCTCATATCGCCATCGGTCAGGTCGCCGCTCTTTAGGTTCTGCATCGAGATGCTTCCAATGGTCGAGACCATCCGTCGGAAGATGGCTTCCCGGGACATCTCTAGGCTGACGAATAGGGTGGGCACCCTGTCCTGGATGGCTGCCTTGTGTGCGATGGCAATGGCGATGGCTGTTTTACCGATGCTTGGCCGGGCTGCAATGAGCGCCATCTCCCGGAGCTGGAGGCCGTCGGTCTTGTGATCGAACCAATGGAAGCCGGTGGCGATGCCTGACAGCGTGCCCTTGCGGTTGAATCTGTCCTGCATCTGGTCGATGAAGTTGCCGGCCACCTGCTTCGATGTTTGCAGCGTCTCCTTGGAGACATCAATGGTGAGCCCTGCTTCGGCATTGGAGACGATTTGATCCGGCTGAAGGGTCAGGACAGCGGACTCACGGATTAAACGGTCTCCAGCGTCTCTGAGCTGTCTCCGATGGGCGGCCTCGGTGATGCCCTTGATGTAGTACGGCAGGTTGGCCGGCGATGGGCAGGCCTCCATGGCTTGGTTCCACTGGTCGAAAGGCATGGGTAGTTGGCCGTAGGCCTTCTTCCATTCCTTGCCCAGCTCTTGGAGGGTCGGCTGCTTGTTGTCCTGCACCAGGCCGCGGATGGCATCGAAGGTCAGCCGGAGGTTGTCCTGGGTGATCCATTCGCTCCGGATGTCTGCCAAGGCATCGGAGCAGGTGTCGATGGAGCCGGTAAGGCAGGCGCCGATCATTCCCAGCTCGTCGTCCTTGGGGAAGTAGGGGTCGCTCATACGGAGTCCCTCCAGTCAATTTCCTTCTTGGCCTGGGTCTTCTGTTCTCCCAAGGCAACTCCATTCGGGCGGTAGAGCCCCTTCCAGCCTGATGCAATCGAGTGTTCGACAATGGACGGGAACTCGGCAGGCGTGAACTCACGGGACCACTTGGTCAAAGCTGCCGTCAGGCCTGTCTTCTTGTAGGACTCACGTTTCTCAGACTTGTACTGCAGCCATAGCTTCACTGCTTCCAGGCAGTTATGGGTGCGGATCAGTTCAGGCAGCTCAACTCCATGGGCAACCTCCCATTCGGATCTCGGTGTCTTTGTATCTTTAATAGGAGATGGAGACGGAGACGGAAAGCATGCTTCTGGTACCGATTCGGCATATGCCTTGGCATCATCTGGCATATCCTCTGGCAATGCGTTGGCATACTTGTTCCACCTGAGATTCGCAATATCCCTTTGTTTTTCGCTTCTCTCCTTCTGTTTGGTTCGTTCCTTCTCAAGTCGCTTGTTCCGATAGTGGCCGTCCTCCCCGATCTCGAACTTGCTTTGGCATATGCCTTGGCAATGCGTTGGCATACCAAGGCACATCCTCTGAATATCCAGCTCGGTAACAAAGCCTTTCGACCATTGGAGGCACAGCAGCGAGATGTAGGCGCCACGCTCCTCGTTGGTCATGGTCATGGTGCCTGCCAGGAAGTCGTCGGCGTAGAACTGGAAGGCTGGCGCCCTTCCTTTGGGTTTAGTCTCTTTCATGTATCAAACGGAAAACCCCACCCAGACCGTGGTGAGAACTCGCGCAGAACCAACGCGACGTAACACGGAAAGGGTGGGGAAAATTGAGTTGAACATGGGTTCTGGTTGTGGTGTCGGCGTTTGCTTCTCACGGCTCACGTCGACGGGCCGCTCCCTAGCTGACAGCCGGGGAGGTGTCCAGCCCTCAATAGGCCGGGATCAGGATGTCGGCCACCTGCTTGGTGAGCTGCACATCCCGCAGGCAATAGTCAAGGGCTGCTTGACGGTTGGTAGCCCACAGCAGGCTGAAGTCGGCGCCGGTCCCCGTCTTGTCCCCGAGGCCCAGGTGCCGACAGATGGACCCGAGGCTGCCATGAGCTCGGGAGTCGCCTAGCTGCCACACCTCACGCAGATCGACCACCAAGTCGTTCCAATAGCGTCCCTGTCGCAGCCAGTACGGAGGCATGATCCTGTGCTTCCAGGAGCGCTTGATCAGGAATGGAAGGTCGAAGGCCTTGATGTTGAAGCCGATCAGTTTGGGCTGCCGTTCATAATGATTGAGCAGCGTCCAAAACTGGAGCAGTAGCGCTGCCTCACCGTCGGCATCGGAGCACAGCACCGCGGGCTCCTGGTGCTCCATGCGGTAGCCTATGCACAGCACCTGGCCGCTCAGGGCATCCAGGGCAGCGTTCTTGATGTAGTCGGCGGTGTGTGACTCCTCGGCTTTCTGAAGCTTCTCGGCGATCATGTCCGGGTTCTTCACGTTACCCAGCTTTACGTCAGCTGGGTTGAACGGAGGGATATTGAGTTGATTGAGCGGGAGTGGCCCGGTCTCGATGTCGAAGATGATGGTTGGATTGGCTGGCATTGTCTGAATGGTTGAGATTGTCGTGCGTTTGTCCCGATGCGCACCCCCGGTTTACCCCCGAGTCCCAGCAGCAACAGGCTGCCGGAAAGTTGTCAGATCTGTTTGCCGCAATGAGGGCAGACGGTCTTGGTCAATGGCTGTCTTACGGTGGGCACGCCCAGCCATTCGCAGATCTCACGATAAGAGACCCATCCGAAACCACGCACCGACCTGGGCTGCAGGTGGCCCAGGTTGTAGAGGTCCAGTGCCTCCTGCCGGCTCTTGATGGCCAGGCTTTCAAGGATGTTGAACGTCCTGGTCGAGAACGGGAAGCCCCACACCCGCAGGATCTCCTCGTGCTTCTGTGCTGCCTGCTCGATCTGGTTGATCCGCTGGCGGCTCAGGTTGAACCGTTTGCCGATCTCCTCGAGGGTGTAGCCTTCGGATCTGAGCTGCACCACCTCGGGCACCATGTGGGTCAGCTTCATTGTGGGCTTGCGGGTCTTCATTTTAGAATGGAATATCTGAATCGGTCGGATCTTCCTGGGCGTTAATCTCGTCGATTCGCTTGGTAACCGCGGCAATGAGCGCGATGTCGTCAGGTGTCTTTCCGCTGGAGACCTTAGCCTTGGGCAGCCAGTGCTCGGCCAGGCCGCGCACAGCGTCAGGCGTTAGCTCGGAAAGTGGGACTCCTCTGAACTTGCCGACGTGCACCTTGATGTCTGCAATCTTAACCGGCGCCGCGGTAGCCGGCACCACGGTCTTGACCTGGCCATCCTCCCGGGGCGGCCTGTCCTCCAGGCGTACCCAGAGGCCCGAGGGCTTCAGGGGCTCGCCGCTCTTGTGGGGCATGATCAGCTTGATGTTGCTGAAGGTCTTGGTGCCGTCTCTCGATTGCTCGTGAACAATCACCACGGTGGCCGGCTTGCCGATCAGGCTGTCGAGGTTGAGGCTGACGGTCTCCTCGGGGGTAAGGGCTCGGCCGTGCCAGTCCTTGAGGAACTTGGTCAGGCCGGCCTTCTCATGCAGGCTTGGCGTCATTGGGGCCGTCATGACTACCCAGGGCTGCACCGGGTTGCGTGACTGGTCGATCAGATCCAGCTCGAACGCGATCTTGAACTTCTGCTTGGTGCCGTACTCGGTCTCGTAGGCCTTCAGCGGTGTGATGTCGACACAGACCGCGCGTCCGGTGTACTCGGGGCACGGTGTGAAGGTGCCGCCGCTTGGTTTCGTTGATACTGTGATTCCCATATGTTTGCTTTGTTGTGTTGTTGTTTACCTAGAGGCCTGTTTTTCAACCTCCGAAAGTTGTTTTGCCATGCGGTCGTACTGCGTCCAGTAGTCGGGCCAAGTGCTCTTAATCTTTGACAGGTTGTCCTGGTCGGCCACGAGTGCCGCGGCGCCCAGCTTGCGAACAAAAGAGCCGCCGTATTCAATCATGGTGCGTGCCACGTCGAAGTCCTTCACTTGGAGCCTTTCCCGCGCTTCCTGGTAAAGAAGCTGGTGAACTCGACCTTGACCTTCCGGGCAGCCCGATAGGCCTCCCCGGCGTCCTTTTTGGTCAGGTGGTAAAGGCCCGTGCCCTCCTGTTGGATCTGTTGAGCTGATTTCATTGCAGTATAAAGTCGAAGTTGATGTGCCAGGTGTCGCACAGCCTGTTGTAGGTGTCGTTCTTGATGCGCCAGGTGCGAGGGTCCCGGGTGGTCCCGGAGTGCCTGCATTTGATCCGCACGTCGATGTCCTTGATAGCGGTGTTGCGCAGGTGATGGTCGGGCGGTAGTTCGTGGAGTTTGGTGATCATGGTTGCTCCGTCAGTTGTTTGATGTATTTGTTTCTCTGCTTTGGCGTTAGGGATACAATAAATGCGAGAGTCTCTACCGCATTGACCGAGTGGATGAGTTGCCAATGTCCCCTTGCTGCGTCCAGTTGCTTCGCTCGTTCCATATCCACAATCAGAACTTCGCCGGCCATGGTGTGTCGGTAAATAAATGCTACGTTCATCGTCCCTCTAGCCATTTCTCCAAGTCATGGAGTTCATCCACTTTGGCTTCGAGTTCTTTGATGTGGTCGTTGAGACGATTGAGTTCCATCACAATGCCCCGTGGACGTATGTCGCTTAGGAAATTGCCTTCTGGAGTCTTGATGCTGAATCCATTCAGTGGAGGCATTCGTCGCAACACGATGTGGGTGTAGCGTTTCACCGATTTACCTCCTTCAGTATGAAGTAAGCCGAACCAGCAATCACAAGTGCAAGCCACAGTTCTGGATGTCGTTTGTGAAACTCCAGCTCATCTTTAACTAATTCAATAACTTCTTTGAGTTTCATAGCTTCTCCTTTCCATCGCCAGACTCCACTCGTTCACGCCCCAGAGCCTCACGCGCATCGTCGCGGACATAGTTGTTCACGGCGTAGCCCAAGTCTTCAGGATCTAGGAATCGGTTGATGAATGACTCGGTTCGCTTGATCCTCTCGCTGGCTTCATTGAGTTCTCGTTCTAGCTGGCGGCATAATGATGAGTAACAGACCCACCCTCCAATGTCAGAATGGAAACGGTTTTTATCAGTCCTAGGTGTTTCACTCATAGCTTTCCATCCTTTGCGTACATTTCACGAAGCGAATCAATCGCTTCATTTTGCCGTTTGTTCTGCTCTTTCAACCGTTCGTTCTCCAGCTCAATTTCGGAAACTAGTTCTTCATTCAACTGGAGATGCTCCATGTAATACTTCCTCTCACCTTCTAGCTTGTCCCACAGAGCGCGGAGACGGTTTTCGAGTTCGGTGACGTGCTGCTTAAGATCCTTGTTCTCTTTAGCCATGTCTCCGATGGATTTGCACAAGCGTTCGTGCGCTTCGTATTGAGGGTTCAAGGCTTGTTCTCCTTTGCTCGCTGCCATGCATTGGCCAGCAGCCGATAGTTTGAGTCAGAAATGGTACCGTCCTTCAGCCACTCAAGCAGCTCGTCACCAGTACTATTCATCAGCTTGATCCGATCTTGCAGGTACTCGACCAGCTCCTTCAGCTCGTTCACATCGGATTGAAGCTCGCGGATCTTTGTGGCCTGTGGGTCGATTGTAGTCACCGTATTCGACGTTGGTATTGTGTAGTCGCTCATTTGCACTCCTTCCATTTGAATTGAGTCGGACCTCCGCCAGCGCATCTAACCCACTCAGCGTGTCCTGATTTGACTGCTGCTTCCTGATCTATGTGCCGCGTCATTGAACCGCCCACCATGAATCCAATTACAAACACCACTGAGAGTATCATGCCGTTCGTCAGTGCGTCTGAGTAGAATGCGATTACGTTTCTCACGGCAACGGCCCTCCATTCTCCCACAGCAGCAGATCGGCTCTCATTGCGTCGTTCTCTTGCTCTAGCTTTTCGATTCGCTGACTCATAAGCTTCACTACCTTAGCCACTTCCAGCGGCGTGATGTCGTGCTGCACCCATACAGATCCAGTTGATCCGATCTTGACCAACTCGCGTTTGTTGTCGTCTCTGAATATCACGGCTTGTCCTCCTCGACTCTGACCATCGGAACAAAATCCAATCGGTTGTTCTCGTCGATTGCGATACCCCAGTTGTTCCTGCGGCAGCACAGCTCGGTTGCGTTGTAGACTTCCATCACCGTCTTTTCGTCAGGCAGATAGATGGACAGCAGTCCTTTGAACGTGAGACGCACAGTCTCCGATTTGTTTTGCTCGCTCATTTGGCCTCCTTCTTTTCCTCTTTGATTTCGCGAATGATGTCGCACAGGCCGATGCAAATGGCCATGTATCCTTGTGGATTGGCCATGCCATTCCGGTCGCAGATATCCTGGCCTCGTTTCATCGCATCCAAACCGACTACCTGCCACGGCTCGTTTATAAACGAGCTGATTTTCTTTCCGCTCATTTAATTCCTTTCGCTTTGTTCCATTGCTCAATCTCACCATGCCAGCCTAGGAAGGCGGCAGCGGCGCATAGATAATCCCCAGCGGTTTCCAACCGCTTGATCTGCTCCCTGGCATCCTCCAGCTCCTTGTACGTTTTGGTGGCGTCAATGGTTCTCATTTCCTCGATGGTCACTTGAGCCCCTCCGAGATCATGGCGTGCTCCAGGATAAGCACGGCGTCCGCGGTCTTTAGGTTGATCACGAGCTTGGGCTGCCGCTGCTGGGCGATGCCTTTGAGGTGGCTCTTCCACCTGGTTCCATGGGTAGCCTTGTTACCGACCCCCAGTGTCTTCTGCCAGCGCTGCGGCGGAACCTCGATCACCCGGGTCTTCGAGGCCGCAATCAGGCCGTGAAGGAAGCCGACGTTGTAGCCGAAGTTGAACATCGAGCTGCCCGGGGCGCCCTTACCTCCGACGTACCCACCCACCTTCTCGATGTAGCAGACATCCGAGATCGCCAGCCTGTCGGTTACCAGGATGCTGATGTCCTGGTCGGTGGTTGGCATACTATTGAGGATGACCCCCGAGGGTCCTAGGTAGGCCAGGCCGCCGCTCATGCCCGGGTCAATGGCTAAGATCCGTTTCACTTCGATGCCTTTCTCAGCCAGGCCGCGATGGCCTTGTCGGCCACGGCCTGCAGTTTAAGGCCGGCGGCGAGGCAGTAGTCGCGCAGGGCCTTGTGGGTGGTGGGTGTCACGTTGATGGTTTTCGGTTTGGTCATTTCAGTTGCTTCTTAACCTTGGCCCAGTAGGCCTCGGTGGCAGATTTGCGGTCCCCAGTCGGGCCCCCATTCCAACGGCGGGCGAGCTGCTCGGTACTGCCCCCCTTGCCGTAGTGCTTCAGGTACGCCTCGCACACCGCCCGGGCCTGCGCCCTGTTGGTCATGTCTTGGTGCCGGTAGTTACTGCCGGTGATCCGGTTCACATCCAGGACCACACCGCGGTGGATCTGCAGGCAGCCAATGGCTTTGCCCTGGTCACCGACGGCCAGGTCGTTATTGCTGCTCTCGACGATAATGAGAGCGCTGATGAGGTTTGAAATGGTGGTCATGGTTTGGAGAGTGTTGCGCGTTGGCCAGTCGCGCCCCTGGTTGGGTGGTATTCGCCCCACCCGGGCGTAAATCAGGCAGGTTGGATCACGCTGTAGTTGTAGTCGCCAGAATCGTATTCCGAGAGCTTGCTGTAGAGCTTCTGGATCTTTGCCTCGGCAGCCTCACGGCTCGGGAAGGCGCAAACAAACCTGTTGTAGCAGCCGACCAAAGCGTCAGTCGAACGGCAGAAGTAAGGGAT